TATGCGGACCGGGTTTAGCTCCGGCCCTGTCCCAGAGTACTCAACATCCTGCCAAAGCACGATTGGGCATGATTCACCGTTTAACGTGCCGCTTACGGTATCAACGATTAAATCTGGTGGGACTGGGTAATCCATTACGTGCCGCTACGCTCCGGTACTCCGGTCTGAATACTTATCACGCCCGATGTTGCAGTACCGGAGAATGTGACTGCCGTAATCTGGCCGCCGATCCTGTCCCCGCTAGTTGAAGGCGACAGGTTCACAGACGTACCCGCAGTGTCGCTGCTTAACGTTGCCGTGAATGTTTCACTAACGCCTGCTTGATTATGAGCTGTAACGGTCACGACACAAGTACCGCTTATGGTAGTAGTCACAACCGCCGCCGTATTCTTTATTGGGGCGAATCCTTGAGCCGTTGGTTGAGCACCAACATACACATTATTACCTCCGCTGTCAGTAGTGGGTGAAGGCGACGTATACGCGTTAGCAAACGGGAAAGCGATACCAGCCGTCCATGTGCCTGGGGCTCCTCCTGTTAGCGACAGCGATCCTAAAACTATCCCTTGAGGCGCGAAAACGCAAGCGGCAGGCAACTGTTGAGCTAAATTGTAAGCGTAAGCGAACGCCGCCGCGCTATCAGGCGAAAAAAGAACCGTATAGGCTGTTACACCATTGTAATACGCCGCAAAAGTGCCAAGGTCAATGATCGTAGAGCTTACCTGCGCACCATACTTCGCCAATTCTCGGATAATAGAATCAAACTTGCCTTTGAATACCGACGGCAAAACCGCTCCTCTTGACAATAACCCAAGCCCGGAGCCAAACGCGCCCCCGCCAGCAAATCCGCCGCTTGGACCAAAACCGCTGCTGATCGACGTTCCTCCCGGAGGGTTAGAACCGCCGTACATTCCAGCCGTGTACGGGAGCCATTCCAACAACTGCGAAGGATCGGATGAAAAAATACTTGAAGTCTCAGCGGACGCAAGTCCAAGAGCCGCAATCCGGGCAGGGTCAATTCCGCCTATCAGGTCGCTGTAAATTACTCCGAGCGCGTCAGTTTCAACAAGAAGGTTAGATGCGCTTATAAGCGTAGACATAATTACTCCTAAAGGTTGGGGACCCACCTACCCCTGAACGAGCTGGTCGGAATGCCGTGAACATTCAGAGAGGAAAAGCTGTCTAGCTTACTTTCAACGCTGAACGTTGCCCCTGCTGTGTATCCAGGTATTGTTAAAGGTTCAACAAGTGTGTATTGGTCAAGCACCCATGCCGAAGGCTGGTAATACGTAGACCAATTGGCCATAACTGTAGGCATCGTTATTTTTTGCAATGCGGCTTCGGCATATAACGCCGTATAGGTCGGGTCTACGTTAAATGATGATATATTCACGAGCGGCCGCTGGAACCCTACAACAGCCGCCGTGAACTCTGACCAAGGCACACCAGTAACAGGATCGTTCCCCGGCAAATCTGACGTGTTCTGATATGTACCTTGAATAAGATTTGATGCCGGATCAATTCCGAAAAGAGCTACACCGGTTCTTTGGTCGCTTTTATCAATCTCGATTTTTACTGAGCTACCAATAAAGGTATTTAACCAGTTCAAATCACCATAATCATAATCTTTGCTGGTTATAGTCCCTCGGTTAGGCGTAGTGTAAACTCCAGGGTAATACGGCATCCCTGTAAGCTGTGAAACGGTGCCAGGCGTACCATATGGGTTGCCCTCACTGAACCCGACCGCCCAATGTATCATCCCGGCTATTTCCATGATCGACGACCAAAAAGGCCTGTCAGGCTGAAAATAGACACGCGGGTTGAGAGCCGTACCAATTGGCATCTTGAAATCCGAACATCCCGGCGGGTTCGGGCCTAATCCGCATGGACATGGGAACAAACCACTGTCAATAAATGCCGGATGTATACCTCCAGCCAACGCTAAAAAGTATATTGCTGATCGCCAGCACCAACCGTCAAAATAGGGCAAAGTCCCTTCAGCGCATTCTCTAAGGGTATAAGTCCTGTCCTCTATGATTAAATCAAACTTGCGCTGTGGGTCTAACCTCCATGTACTCGTCTGCATACCACACCAGCCGGTAATCTGCGGGGACATGTGGCAAAGTTCGGAATTATCAGTTAAGCTCCCGTTAGCCGTGAACCAGTTATATTGTTGTTCGTCATCATTCCAAACCTTCAGCCCGGTCGAGAGCTGCACCGCGAAGTTGCGTCCGTTTGTTCCACCGATAAACTGCCCAAGCTGGTTATTGAAGTTGATGCCTATTTGACAGCGTGGATATATCGCAAAACTGTTGTCAGGTGTCTGGTGATATTCTAACCACCTGTGAATCTGAACTTCAGACATATTTGTTTCGTCAATTTCAGTCACACCCCCTAGTGTCGTATCACCAGGCTGGAACGAATATGTCGGCGGGATATAAAGCGATACCTGGGTAATGACAGGAGACGCTAAAGCAAGACCGCCTGTGCCACTTGCCGCAGTTGCATGTAACGTTAAGGAATAATTGATGTATGTTGCTGAACTGCCTTGATTGACTTCAGAGGCTACGCTTGTTCCGGTTGGTATATAAGCTGAAGGCGTATCGACTACGCCATTTCCCTGATAGGAGAATGGGAGTTGAACAGTTCCACTCGTATACGTTCCCGATGTTTGGAACCCCATCTGAAAAACTTGCAGAGCAGCAGTACCATTAACGCCGTAGTATTTTAATCTGCCCGGATTTACTATGAATCCTGCAGCCTGCGTATATGTTTGATTTCCCCCAGGAGCCGAAACTGTCGTTTCATTGTTAGGCGTCTGTAGCACAATCCTATCTTGTCCGCCTGCAATGTCTACGACGAGAGTATTCAAGTCAGGCAGACACATCCATCTTACATAAAACGAACGAGACGAACTATTGAATAGGGCGCTGCTATCGCTTATCTTAGTTGACTGTATCCCGTTCTCACCATAATCCGCCCAATACCACGAAGAGCCATTAGGGATGGCATACTGCAAGAACGGCGGCAAGCCGTCCTGAAGAATCAGGCAAACCGGCAAGCCACCCGCAGGGGAAGAGCCAGGGGCAGTATCGTCGCCTAATAGCAGATAAGTTGTATAACCGCTTCCGGTAGCTGAAGAACCGTTAGGTATCCCGCGCTCTACCTTGGCTATGAATGAAGCGCCTGCGCTAAATGACGCGACGGTATTCGCCTGCCAGTTTAGGCCATTCGTAGATGATGGTTGCAGAATCTTTTGACAGTTATTCTGCGAGTCCCTAGATAAAACCCACGTTTCACCGAGCGGGAATGCGTACTTAGTTAAAGACTGGTCAATTAAAACGGCTTGCGGCGCAAGCGTCATTATCCCAACTTCAGGAATAATCAGGCAGTTGTTCTTCCCGCTGGTAGGTTGTGCGGCTATTTGAGACATGGTATATGTCTCACCATACGGCGGCGTCTGCAAGATTCCATATGCCGCCGAAGGAGCCGCTATTAACATTTTTACCGCAACACCAATGTCAGACATGATTAATGATTGCCTGCAAGCGCTGGAGTCTGCCGGTTCACCTGCATAACTGGGTCTGCACTTGTGAGCTTGCCACGATTTGCCGCAGTTACTGCGGCGATTGCGGCGCCGGTCGCGCCGGGTATAGCCTTCAAGGCTAATAGTATCTGTTCAAGTATTGCGGTTGAATGCGCATCGGTACCAACGCTTGACAGCGCGGCTTGCGTCATGTTTCCAGGCTGCGCAGTCGAAGCTATCATACCGGCTGCCGACATACCGGGGGCAAGAGCGGTAAGATGCGCACCTGTTGACTCTGAGTAAAAGCCGAACTGTCTGCCTGCGGCATCTGCCCTGCCGTCGTTTTCAAGCATCATAGCGGCTTGAGCAGGCGACGGTAACAGCCGCGAACTGAAGGAAGTGCCGCCCATCGTTAAGGCAGGAAGCTGACGAGCGTAGGTTGCAGTAGACTGGTATTCTATGCCAGCCTCTTGCGTTAAGAAACCCTGACGGGTTCGCGCTTCGTTTTCAAGCTGCTCCGGAGTTAACGTGCCGCCCTGCTGCGCCTTAAGACGAGCTTCATTATTATCGTATTCCGAGGATTCTGAACGTATCACCCCAAGCATTCGAGATAGAGCATCTTGTTGTGATCCCGGTTCAGCGAACCCCATAGAATAGCGTTGAAGTTCGCCTGCCGAAGTTATGGCAGAAACTCCTAAGCCGACCACCGAAGGTGTATAGTTGGTTTCAGATGCGTAGAGTCCTTTTATTTCTAGTTCAGACTTCGCAATATCAGAAGTAATCGCGGCCCTTGCCATCGGGTCTATCACACCCGGCAAACGCTGGCGTTCGTCGGCTATCCTTGTGTTAAGAGCCGCAATCCCGCCGGATACATCCATTTGAAACTCATAACCGCTACCGCTGGTCATTAAAGCCGCTTGACCTGATGCCATATACTGCGACGCTTGTGAGCCTGTAAGGCTTTGTATCGCGTTTATGGTCGTGACTGCGGCAGTGTTTCCAATTACCGCTAATTGCCTTTGGCTGTCTGCTAGTTGCCGTTGCTCTATAGTCAGATCGGCAGTTGATTGAGACGTATCCTGCGTTTGCTTTGTCAATTCAGCGATAGAGTTTTTAAGACTGTTGGCAACCGCGTCGAATGCTGCTGCATATTCGGAAGGGCCGCCTGTCTGTAGCGTAACGCCTAAACTTGATTCAGCTTGAGCGATAGGTACACTTAACGACTGTAGATTTTGCTGATAGCCTAATTCTTTGTACTGGTACGCTTGCTCCGCCTTTTGCTGTGATAACTGAGAAGCCTCACCGCGTAACCTTGCCGCCAGTTCGGGGTTAGCTAAAGGGTTAGCGGCATTTTCGTCTAACGCGCCTATTTGACCTCTATAACTACCAAATAGCGAATCTAGGTTGATGTCACCTATCTTAGCCCCGCCGAGCAGTTGCGTGGTTATTGACGCTTGCGCACCTGCGCGAGTAGATTCAAAGACGGCATTAGACTGAATTACGGTGTTTTGAAATGCGCTTTGCATCACCGTAGCTGCTGACGCTTCGTGGGATGCGCTCTCAGCCTCTAATTGGTTTATCGTCGTTGTCAGGGCACGCTGTTGGTCTGGGGCGCTGGTTGCCGCAAGAGCATCACGCAATTGGCCTATACGCTGAGTATAGGCACCTGCGGCCTGTCGCTCTTGTCCAGCAGCAAGACCGCTTATGTGCGATATTTCACCCGCTCCTGCACCGGATGCGGCTGCTATACTTAACTGCGCACCGTATATGGCAGAGCCGGACGAATACATTAACTCATTCGCACGCTCATCCTCTATGCCTGCGTAACGTGTCGGCAACGATGCGCCGAAAGCGCCTGAACCGCCGCGAGACTGAGCTATACCTGATAATCTCTGCGCCGACTGGAAATCCCCCTGAGTGAGTGCGATTAAAGCAGCGTTTTGGTATCCTAAAGGCGTCCCTCCTGAGTTTCTACCAGCTATATCTTGAGACTGCTCATAAAATAGAGGAGAAGAGCCCAAAAAATCGGACGCTGCTTTTATAGCTTGAGGGCCGCCGAACGCCCCGAGAGTTTCCTGAGCGTGATAGGCCAAAGTCGAATAGCCCTGCGAATCAACCTTTGTGTACCTGGCCGCTTCCCCTGCCGCTTCAGAAAACTCCTTGATCGCATTTTTAGCCCCGTTTAACGCTTCGGCGAACTCTTTGCCTTCATTCTGTACGTTCCCGCCGAATCCTGCGTTTAACGCCTGCCCGATCTTTTCAGGATCAAACTCATGCCCGCCCTGGTAGGTATCTATTGCGCTTTTAGCCGTCTCGCCTAACGACATGCCTATAGCGGTTCCGGCTATAGCTCCGGGTATAGCAGCCGCGCCAGCTGATGCACCGCCCCCTAGTATAAAACCGATAGTGCCGCCAGCGGCGCCTAAAGCGGTAGGGATAGCTGAAGTCCACGATTGAGCTTCAGCCTGCTCCGGCAGGTATGCTTCACCCGCTAATTCGGGATGCCATGCTCGTTCAAGGTTTCCTGCACCATTCGAGGCGACCATACCGCCTATCAGGAGCTTCTGAGACAACCTTATATTGCCTGACTGGGATCCAACTCCGCCAGACATAGAGCCGAAGGCTCCTTCAATTATTGGCAACTCATCCATAGAGCCTACAGGTGAACCGCCTTCATCCATAGGCATGGTTTCGCCCCATATAGGCGTAGTCAACGCTCCATTTTGACGAACTACTATATCATTTCGGTTATATCCACCACTAGGGACTGGGAGGTCAAGCAGAGAAGCAGGCCCAGGGTTGCCCGGTTGCGTTTGCGCTGCTCTTTCGGCATCTAATCGAGCCTGAAAAGCAGTATCAGATAACGCCGAAGCAATAGCATCGTCAAGCCCTGCCGAAAACTTAGCCGTACCGAACGATCGGCTATTGTTGTTGACGTATTGCTGGGTTACCTCTTGTTCAATCTGCCTGCGAAGCAAGTCTTCATTGATTGCCCCGGGCCCCATTGAAAAGTTCTGATCGGACGAGGTAGACTGTAACGAAGGCGGTAATTGCGCGTCAGCAGTTGCCTGCGCGTTAATCTGCGCTTGTGCAGGGGATGCGTTGATATTTACTTCGTTCCCGAATATATCTGACATAGGAGCTACCTTGTGAAAATCGTTATCGCACTTTTAGTCGGTGCTTTATTGGCGTTCGGTTTATATTTTGGATATGCAAAATACGAACATGACCAAATCATTCAAACAGCTATTAACTATAGCTGTGTAGACAAGAATGATTGTGAGTTACTAAAAGATTGCCCAATAAAAAAAACCGTAATAATCCGAGAAGGTAATACTGCTCAAGTGATTTTTTACGATACAATTAATTATATTCATTGTCGGATAACTATGGCAAAATCGGACAACGGAAAATGGGTAGTTTTGAATGATAGTGATTAAATGCGCCTATTGCGGCACTGAAATCGAATACATAAAGAACGCGACCCCAGATATGAAGGCTTGCGGTGCTTGCTATGATATACTCACAAGCAATTGGCCTAACGAAGCTAAAAAAACAGCAATAGCATCCCGAATTAATACCGTCCAGCTATTTGAAACTCGAAGGCAGAATGACAAACTTTACAATAAAGCCTTCCTTCGTGAGTTTACAGAGATGATATTAATAACTCTCCTTGTTCTTGGCGGCATAGCGCTTATTATATGGCTAATTTATATAGCCTATCATAATTTCTACTACGGATAAGCCTATGCAATTAGCCAGTGTGTTAGCCGCCTTTTGGTTTCTAGTCTTTGAGCTTACGTTTGATGCCCTGCGCTGGATATGGCAAAGGCTACGACTCTATTACCGCGAGTTCAGAGATAATCGCTGGTATCACTAAGTATATTTCAAAGCCGCACAGCCCCAGCATGGGGCTGTGCGCAGATATAACGCCTCGATTACATCGGTATCATACGGCATTGACAGCACCCTATCCCAGTCGCCTGATGTAGACGCCTTCAACCATAACGCAAAGCCACGGCCTGCGGCCGCCGGAAAACCGCCGCACGACTCGTAATAAGCGTTTAGGCAGGCGTCGGCACGTTTTTTAGTGATTCAATATCTTCTTCGGTGAGTTGTGGCCCGGTCTGTATCTGGTTGCCTGCGCTAACCAGCACGGCGGCAGGTAGTCCGGCCAATACGCCAACGCTAAGGGGAAGGCCCGGAGCATCCGGAGAGTAGTATGCCCCGCTCTCGAAAGTTGATTCAAGTAGAGCGAGGGATCGTGTAACTGAGATTGCAAGCTGGTCGCCAAGCCCTTGAGCGTTGTAAACATTCGAGGCGTTCATGATGCGCCCTAACTCCTGGGCCGCGTAACCGTCAAACGGCTTGACGTTAAACTCCCATTTGTGTATCGCATCCGGCTTGATGTCTGCGATATTTTCGTTCTTCAGAATGACAAATTGCCCCTTAATGGCGACAGCGTTAACTATGATCGGGTTCATGTTGGGTTCTCCTAGTTGATAAATTAAGCGTAAGTGCCGTACGTCGCGGCTATCGGCCATGTCATGCTATTTGCGCTGCCTAATATGGTATACGAGCCATTAATCTTGTTGATCTGAGCAGGCATAACCGCAGTCGCATCCGCGTTGTACGAAATACTTAACGCAATTGTTAGCATCTCGCTTCTTGCCGGGTCTGCGATGATAATGTTGAATCCAGTTGTGCCATTCGTTTGAGGTATCGGGTTTGTAGCCCCGATGTTTTGCACCAGGTCAAGCCGACCTGCGATAACCCCCCCTGCTGCACCTGCTGCTATTCCCGCAGCCGCTAAAGTGCTTGACGTATTTGAAGCGTCAATAGGGATTAGCTGGTTCTGAATCATCAGATTGAACGACGAAATATTGTCATAAGTGGTCGGGGAGCCTGCACCGTTCGTGAACCGCGTCTCCTGAAACGATGATATATTCAGTCCCTGAGTACCGCTTGTTGACGGGAGCGATGAAGCAGCGGCGCTAGAAACATTCGACGGGTCAAACACCATGCCCTGAAGCTCGTAACCTAGTATGCTTCCGCTACCACCCATGCTGAACTGACCGGTAATGCCAAACGAGGCAAGCCATATCCCTGCTAAACAAAATGCCGTATCCCCAGCGGATCGCAGTATAGTAGCCCACCAGGGCGTCAAGCTAGGACTAGTCAAACTGGTTGAACGCGGCCCGAAGCCGTTCGCTATCATGTACTGAAAGTTCCGGTCAATCTGCACCGGACCGCGAAGCCGTAAATCACCTTGCGCCTGCCCTAAGGCGCGGTTATGCGCAACCTGGCTTGCATCAACCAACTGCGGGTATGCAGGAGCAAAGCCCTTTCGGTGCGTAATGCTCGACGTAGGCGGGTTAAATACCGTAGACGGTGAGCCGCCATTATCAAGCTGCAGCAGTGCGTAACCATCCATACCAGGGCGACCGACGCCGGATGTAAAATAAGGAGTTGACATGTGGGAATATCCTTTCGGGTTTACGGGTAGGTTAACGGTCTACCCAAATAGAAGTCTGTTCGCGCAACGTGGGTAATCTCCCACTGCCACCACTCTTGGCCGCCTCGCGTGTGCGTTCCGGCCGCTGCTGCCGTCTTGATCATAGGCCCGATGCAGCGCACGATCCTGCAAAGGTAAAATGTCCCGCCGTTGGGTAATAACGCTTGCCCGCTGCTATTCTGCGGGGTTATGACATTGCTTGCAGCCGTCATAAATACATCGCGCAGGTTGTCAATGACAATATCACCTATGAGCGCATAATCCTCCGGCGCGTTGTCTCCGACAAGTGGTGCTTTTAACTTTATGCTCGATGTAAAATCAACTCCGTAATGATCGTTTGAGATTGCGCCGTATGTCTCCGCTACTGTTTCAACGGTTATAATGCACTCCTGGTCTACATAGGACTGCTCTCCCGTCACCACGGTAGCATCGCCAAACTGCGGTATCGTTGCTCCTAACGCCGTGTTTACGTTACCGGTTAGATTAGCCGTAAGTGCCGCATTTATGAGCGGTACTGCCGATGTCAGTATCAAGCCGCGCAATGCGCCTTTGAGAGCTTGCCTAAACGGGTACAGAGTAGACGTATTTGACATTACGATACGCTCACGAGTATTTCTTCGGTAGGTATGCCTGCGCGAGAGGCTATAAACTCTGCGACTTTGTCGGCTATATCCTGCGCGTCACCAGAAGTTAAATCCATGTAGATTCTAGGCGGTACATGCCGAAATATGCCGTCTGGAGCACGACCGCTAAAACCTTCCTGCAACTTTTCAGCATAAGGTATATTTGTGCCTATCAGAGCAGAATTAGACGTTATCTCGCCACTTTGACCTATAGAAGCAGCCAGCGCACCGGTCATATGCAAAAGTTCGGTCGAATACCCGTGTTCACTTTTCCACTGAACCCATCGCGGGTCGTTGTCTGCCCACGGTGAGCCTATTGAAACGCCTTGAGTTTGGAACGCCTCTTGTTCCTGTTGCTGCAATGCAGGCGCTACGACTTCCTCAAGTACCGGAGTCAAATCACCCAGTTCTTCTAACAGCGCTGTTAGATCGGATGCGTTAAGCGCTCCCGGATTAACCAGGCTGATTGACAACGTTATTGTTTGCGACATCCTGGCTCTCTAATGTATGCAACGCCGATTCGACCTGCTGTATTGCGACCTGCATTAGATTCTGCGCCTGTGTACTCTCTGTCGTTTCAGTTGATGCCGATGCAGGTATCGTTACTTTTGCGTGGCATCTGCCACAAAAACCGGTAGCTGGCGGCTCCTGAAACCGTTGGCCGCACACTGGGCATATATACATGATCGCTACTCCTATGATGGTTGTATCTGACTGGCTGGTACTGGGAATTGAGGGCGTTTACCCGGGTTCGCCTCGCCGGAACTTTGCAACTGAGCCGATTGTGGAGCCACCTCCCTAAATACAAGCAATCGAATAGACGCCAACGATCCATATACCGGCGGGTTTCCAGCGTCTACAACTCTCCACTTCTTCAGTGCGCTAATACCGGCGTCATCCCACGAAACTTCATCGCCCTCTCGTGGAAATGGCCCGGCTCCAGCATTGAAGGCCAGCGGGTTGCATCGAATAATCCAAAAATCGGCGTTCGCCGCGTTCCCGACATCGGCGGCAAGTCCTGCCACAAAATCGTTCATTTCCGAGCGTTCAAGCTGCTTCCGTGTGCAGGCTATTCCTGTTTGTGGTTCGCTCGGGGCAGTTAGCCAGTCGAATGTTTGCCCCATGACTTCGCTGAACGCCGCCATAGCCTGGTTAAACGCTTCACCGATAATAGTGCTCATAGGTTTACCAAGGGTACGGTAATCGCGAAAATGCGCCGGTCGAGCGTAAAGGTTTTACTTCCGTTGTAGTCATTTGACCGACGGCTGGGGCGCGTGAAGCTCTTGCAATCGCTTCAAGTCGCATAATCTCTTCGGATGCCTGCCGTCTAATCGTAACTGCAGCGGTAAATTGCTGGTTGAGTTTCGCGCTTTGGTCTAACGCTTCAGTATCGATAAGCGGACGCAACGCGCCTTCGAGCTGCTGAGCAGCGGCTCGGCGAGTATAGTAATATTGCAAGCGTGGGTAAACAGACGCTTTGTCTGCAAAGGATGCCCACAGGTTGGGAACTTGCCAGTACGCCGTAACAATGGCGGCGTTAGAATCAGACAAAGAAAGCAACAGGTCGGCTTGTATCTGCGCCACTGATTCGGTTTCAGTCAATCCGACTTGTCCCATAATGTAACTCCAAAAGAGTGTCGGGGAGGGTTCGCCCCGACTAATTATAGAGAGGAGAAGAGAACGTTAAACGCTCATAACAACGACGGAAGACGGATACTGAATGACCGGGCCGCCGTTGTGACCATCGTGAACCTGGATGGATACCGGAAGGTGATCCTTCGGTACGATGACATGCGTATACGCGCCGGGAGCGTCGTTCGGGTTGTTGGCGTTGCGTACCATGCGGTACTCACCGACCATCTGACCGCCCGGACGTTTACCGACCACGATTACGGTGTTGTCAGGGATATAAGGCACATACGTACCAGCTGCATGTCCGTCTGTTCCGTCCGACAAATAACCCTTGTCATACTCAACGATTGTAGGTGCGCCATTCGCAGACAAGACCTGGTTAACCAACTCGAGGTTGTTGAACGTGATTGCCGCGCCACCAAACTCTACGCGGCGACCGAACAAGTCGCTACTGTTTGAGTTGTTGATAAGATTGTTGGCCGTCTTCATGTTCATGTAAGCCTTCGCACCAGTGCCAAAGTTTACGCTGTGGCCTCGATGCTTGAGCTTGACCTGACTGAAGTCCCAGAACGGTGTAGCCGATGCCAATGTACCCCACGTCGTAGCCGCGCTGTATGTCTGCACGTTATACGAATCCGTTATGACAACGCCGCCAGTTGAAGTCGGCGTACCACCAGTGCTGACCGAATACGTGCCCTGAAGGACGTTCCAGCCAATAGACTCGATGCGGTCAAGTCGACGCTGAAGCAATCGTACCAGTTGCTCTGTGATCAACTCCGACACGTCAACAGACGCGCCAAATCGACCTTCTGCGCGGGATACCGACAGGCGATACTCGTCTAATTCGACATACTCGCCGTAAACGCCGGGAGTCACCTCGAACTGATTGATTCCGACCTGGTCGAGCTTCTGCGGCGAACCGTTATAGCCACGATACTTCTGCAAGCCCTGGAAGTTTTCGAGCTGCTCCCAGATTAGCTTAGCTTCGTTGCGGGTAGTGATCGGCAAAACATCAAAGATAGGCCGATCCGCCTCTAAACGCGGCAGCAGGTCTTGAGCAATCGCTCGCAGTTCCGCAGCCGTAGGGTATGTGTATGTACCAACTATAGGCATTGTAGTGCCCTTTCTCCCTTGTCAGGGTTACGGAATGCGGACAATGCCGCCGTCAGATATGTTTCCGGTCTCGAACTTGCCGCCGAGACTCGAAATAGACGTTGAATCCAGGCCGGTTAGGTCGGATGTGTAAAACACACCGTTGACATAAACCGGAGCGGTTGTCGTGGTCAAACCGTCTGCAATCGGCGGCAAAGATGCCGAGCTGCTACCAAGCGAGATATTGCCGTTCGAGTCTGTAGCAATATCGTACACGGAAATTGCTTTTGCAGTCTGGCTGCCGTCGGTGTTGCCCGAAGCATAGGGCTTGAATGTCCCCGCCGGTACATTTACGCCAGCTGTGGTCTGAGCAATAGTTACCGTGTTAGTCCCACCAGTTAGCGATCCGGCGCCAGTTACGGCAGTAACGGCCTGGTTGCCAAGAGACTCGATGAAAGTGATCGTGTAAGGGCCGCCCGCAGAGCCTGTGACTGTGACATTACCAGTGCCAACATTGCTAAGAGCGGTAAAAGCAGTCTGCACAGCCGAACCAAGCGCGTTATATGCAATGGCGCTTGTAGTCTGCCCGCCATACGTCAGGGTAAACGTACCGCCAGTGTTTCCACTACCAAGGGTCACTGTCTGCACAGCGTTTGTACCAGCCAACTCGCCAAGGATCGTGCCTCGGGCAATCGTCTGGCTTGCGGCGAATGCTACCGACCGCTGCCGCGCCAAATCGGCGTCATAGACGGGATTCAGCTTCTTTAGCGAAAAATAAATAGATGATTGAGTAGGCATTAGACAGGTATCTCCTTTGTGAAGTTAATCATTCGCTTGGTGAAGGCTTCGTCTACCTTTTGCTGGTCATTGTTCGCAGCATTCCCGCGCTGGAAGTTAACACCAGCAGGCACGGAACCGAGAAGGTTGACGTTGTCAAAGTTGGTTAAGTCAAACTCGCTGGTCAGCGAGTGAGGCGTCCGAGCATAGAAAAGCGCTTTGAGCGCTGTCACTGCAGTGATGTCCGTACCGCTGAAATTGACTGCGCCGTGATTTTCATCGTTGGACGCGGCAATTACATATGCAGACACGATAGCAGCCTCTTCGGCAGGCAGCGCTTTAGACGCTGCAATTACATTAGCCGCAAAATTTGCGGCCTCGCCTGCTATGCGCTTGTTGCGCTCATTAGCCAATTGAAGGCGCAGTGCCTTCAGCTCCTCAGTCTCGCTACCCGTCGCGTTCGCGGGCTGCTCAACCGTGGAGGAAAACGTGGTGGATTCGCTTTTCGCTGCAACCCCCCGAATCGCGGCAATCACTTGGTCAAGTGTTAACGCCATGTTGTTTGTCTCCTTGTTTGGTTGTGTGGCCGGGGTCGCGGCCTGGGTCTGTTCGGACATAAATAACGCCGCATCCTGTATCCTTGGACGCGGCGTGAAGGAAATCTCAGAAAGTCGCTTAGAGTCTTTTAGCCAGCCGCACGAAACGCGCTTAACAGGTATAAGCTCGTCTATAGCAGCTGGTAGTTTTGCCTTGCCTATCAGGGTTTTACCTACCAGTTTTATGCTCTCAAGGAAAGCGTTTTTGATCGGCTCCCCGTTATGCGCAATCATAAACGGCACAGGCTTGAAATCCTTAACGTATTTTTCAGCTTCCTCAAGCGACAAGGAAAAATCCTTGTCAGGGTAAGTGCCGCAGTCGAAGATTTTTCCTTCGCGGTATACGTACCCATCACGAATATCGGTAGCGTCCCCGAACTCGGCAGGAGCCTCGATATACTCCTTGGTTTCGATGACTTCGACAGGTTCGCCAAGCGTAACGGCATAGTTATCGCCGATAGTGTACTCAACGCGCCATTTGTCGCTGGTGTCGCCGTCGTTGTCGTAGTCCCAGCACGTCACATATATGACGTAATCGTCATATATCTCATCTATGTACCCGTAATTGCAATCCTCGCGCCCTTCACCGAACTTGCGCGACAAAGCGGCGGATAAAACATCACGACGCTGGTCAAAACTTAATGGCATATGAAACCTCCAAACTCAACCAAACTGATACCCATCAGTCTTGCGAACCAATGAGCAACGGCAATTAGTAAGGCACGGTGTAGCGCCTGAAGCCGGATAGGTCGGTATAGTATCCGACGTGTAAGGGCCACTGCCAGCAATATCAGGGCAGTTCATGCCGCCGTTGCCCTCGCAGTGATGTGCTCCATCGTCTAATATCCAGTCGAACTCAGTGCCAACAGGCGACTGCTGCACAAACGCCTGCATAGCAGTAGCACGCAGTTTGTAGGCGTATAAGTCTGCGCGTGACTTGATCGACGAAGACTTTAACTCGCCGACCTCGTCGGTATATCTGCCTGTTTGGATGTCTGTTGCAAAATCGACCAAGAATCTGTCTTCACCTGCACCGATCACTTCACCGCCGATTTCGTCAACTAACGTTACCGAGGATTGGTTAAAATCTGACCCGTTCGCCACACAAGCGCCTATAGCGAGGGCTGCCGAATGACCGTCCTTGATCCCGGTAATTATTTGTTCGCGCCACTGTGGTACGGTTGATTGTCCTCCGCATAACAGGTCGGTTTCTCGACCGACCAAGAAAAGCAGCGCTAAAATAAGCTCTTCTAGATATTCCCGGTCACGCCTTTCGCGATCTTTTTGGTAGTCGTCGGTCATTTACTTGCGCTCGAGTTTCCAAAAATCCCAAAACGAACGCCTTGACTCGTCAAACTTTATGCTTTTGGTTGAATCATTTGTATTTTTCTTCGTCGCTTCGCTCTGCCTTTGCGCCGCTTCAGCCTGCCAGTTAGGGCTCCTCGCAGGTACACCAAGGATCGAATCCATATCCGCAAACTGAGACTGATCAAGCTTGTATCCTATCGACGCCGCCGCCGAAGCATCCGCCGCGAAGTCTCCGGCATCGGTAGCGCCCATGCTAAGGCTTGGGGTTAACTCGACAGCTTCGTCGCCAAAATTGTAGCGCACCAGCGGTCTGAGTATTTCACGTCGAACCATACGGCAAAGCATGTTGCGCTCGTACAGCTTTATCTGACTGAGGATGTCAGCGTGTGTTTGCGCGCCGGTACCGCTCCCGATCCCAGCCCCCTGCCCTTCCTCAGTCGCTAACGTCTGCCCTAATATCGCGTTGACTATCTGCCGATCAAATACACTAATCGCCTCTGCGAACGCTTTTCCGCTCTCGTGGTTGACAGGCAACGCGTTAGCAGTCGCCCCAAACGGGAACGCCGCTACGGAGCCGTTCTGCAACGCGGCCAGCTGGGTGACCATGACCTCCTCGGGCGTCTGTGCTACGGTATCAACAGTTCCGTCCACGTTAACGACAGGTACAGGCTGCGCGCCCTCCGCCGTTGTTCCATAAATTGCAGAGCCAGCAGACTGAACCAACCACTTGAGGTACTCGCCCCAAGTCTGCTGCTTCAACCACCAGCCGTTATAAGCAGGGCGAAGCAGGCTAGTACCGCGCGGGTCTCCGTTGATTGGCCGGTGCGACAAGATCGCAAACTTGTCACGTGGCAGGATGTTCGGCATCTTTGACGGGTCTGCCAAGACCGATAGCGGCATAACCGGCCAAGCAACGCCTGGGACAAACCCCATAATGCCTAAAACGTTGTTAAAGTTATCGACTACAAACGCCGTGTTTTCTCGCGCTTTTGTGCGTATGTCACGTAACACCAGCTTGCCGTCGTTTACGCCGCCTTTTTGTATGTGGTAGATTAACTCACTGATCTTGTTGCCGTACGCAAGCGCCAGCAGCATTTCAAATAGATAATCGTCAAAAGGTCGGTCTAGGTTATCTAAAACTGATTCGCAAAAGTTGGAAATCTCTTGCGATTTAGGGTCAATGTTCTTTGGAGCTTTCCCGAATCTGCTCTGAACCTGCTCCGAGTCACGTTTCTCTACCGGGAGCACTTCATAACTGTTTTCAAGGATGCCGACCCGCAGGTCGTTTATGCACTTACTTACAGTCGGATCGTACATCATCCGTTCGTAAGTATCGCCCCCAAACTCATCTGATAGATCATCGATGTATTGAGGCAGGGTACGTACATAAGGGCCATACCACAACGCCCCAATGGCGGCAACATACTCGCGTGTTGGGCTTGCCTTTATCGGCCCTGATATGTTGCCTTCTCCGACAACCGGCGCAATTCCAGGCGATTTCGCGTCAATGTCTGAAAGCGTTTTAGTTTTGCGCAGGGAGTCAGTTGCCATAAAAATTATCGCGGCGTATATGCCGGGATCCTTGAGTTAACCGCAACCGCTCCGGAGCGACGGGACGTAACTGGCTTAGTCGTTTCTAGCAGCTTTTGTACGGGCTGCTCCATGGACTGTCGACCGTCGCCATAAACACGAGCCGGGCCTGCAGCTCCCATTCCAGGTACGCAGTGGGCCAGCCTCCACGCTAAGGCGAGGCTAATTACAGTGTCGTCGTGCATCCCGTCAGGGGCAGACATCGATATTCGACCTGCTGCCGATTTCGAGTATGCGTATGACTGCAACTCGTTAACCATCACCGCGCATTTATCGCGATCCGGCAGTGTTAACGAATGAGTTTCAAAGGCGACGGCAAGGGCATCTATTAAATCCGGCTTGCTTGATGCGGTCGTTTCAAAGCCGGTAGCACGGGCCTGGGCCTGTTGCAGCTTTTCCAGCACCACATCACCAACGTTGTTTACCTCGACCAATACGGGGCAGTCGTTGTATCGCTTGAGCATTGAAACGATACGAGCTACCTGCAAATCCCAAGATATGAGGTTAAACCGATCCTGGTAGACAACTCGACGAGTTGCGCGGTCAATGATCGTCAAAACCGTAAAGTCATTGTATCGCGCCAGGTCAAGGCCAGCAGCGTATAACCGCCGATGTTGCGGCGGTTCCCAGTCACCAGAGCAACACGCCGGGACGTTTCGGAACACGAGTCCTTCAGCGTCTGCGAACTCTGCAAGGTACTCAACGCGCCAAACCCGATCCGGTTTGTTGAGCCGCTCATTGTCCAAGTATTCACGGCTCAGGTACGGATTCTGCTCGGACGGAAACTGAAACGATTTGTACCTGGTTTGCAGCTCATCCACGCCAAGCTGAAACGATGACCAAAAATGGTTTCGACCTGCCGGTGTCGAGATTAGTACCATGTCGCCGTTAAAGTCAGCCAGCAGCGGGGTAACTACAGACTGCATAACGTCGTCGGGCACGTATGCCGCCTCGTCAACGATCACCCGATGCGCTTTCCTGCCTCGAATCCCTTTGCCGTCACTGCTGGCGGTTCTCGCCAGCAGTGTGGTTGCATATTTGCCGCTCTGCCTGTCTCGAAACTGTATAGACCGAAACGGGGACTCTTTAACGACCGGCTTCAAAGCCTTGATTGCTAGGAGCCTGTCTTTTACCTCGTCGAATATGATCGTGGTCTGGTCATCAGTCGGGGCTATGAGCATCTGTATCGTGTTGGGATGCTCGAGCATATACAGCGCGATGTCAATCGCCATGCTCTCGCTCTTGCCCCAACGTCTACCACAAGCCGCAGTCTTAATCTTGGCCGGGCAAAGCAAAAAATCGCTTTGACCGTCTGAATGCGGCGACCAGCCCCAAATCCTCTTCGCCAAGTCAAGGCTAATCGGTGTCGCCACTGGCTTGCGCCTTACCGCTCAGAAACTCGCGCAATTCACTGAGTGCAGCATCGTTTTCCACCTGGACTTTATCGGTAAACAGTTTGTGAGCGCGACCGACAGCGACAAGCGCCGCCTGTGCGTCATAGAGCTCGACTTCCGTTTCCAATATCTCGCCCTCACCGCAGGCCATAACCTTGGTCTTATAGCGTTTTACCAGTTTAAGGTTTTCCCTAGCCCAAGGCGTGGTGACGTCAATTTTCCCTTTATGGTCCACGAAAGCAGACATGTCGGAATTGGCCTGAGCAGCGAGTCCTATCAGTACCGCATCTGCCGACAATTGCAGTTCAGACAGCCGTTCCTGCACGCGTGCGTGCACGTCAATGTTCTCCAAGAGCTGCTGGCCGTAACTATGCGGCGAACCATAACCGGCTAAGCGTGCGGCCCTGGTAGCGTTAAACTTGGCTTCGCCGAGATAATAATTGACAAACGCCTCTTGTTTTGAGTTTAGTCCCATGTTTGCACCTATACAAGGCAGTGGTCAGGCTTGCGGATAAGTTTAGATTTTCGTTCGGATTCGGTTAGGGAGTCGAGTGGTGTGACTGTTACGAGTGATCGACCAGAAAAAGGTTTGGCGAAGCTAGGTTGCCTGAGTCCTTGTTTACGCGCATATTCGCGTTTGTCCCAGTCTACAACGGTGTCGGTTGCCGCTGCGATGACTTTTGCTTCTTGACGTGTGATACGTTCTGCGATTTCGATTACCCGCCTGGATGTGGCAGGGTTAGTATATCTGCCGTTAAGCTGCCGTTTAATCGCGTTTGAGAGGGCAGTTTTTCGGTTATCGCGTTTTATCCGTGATTTAGGCATAGTAATTGTTGGCGATAAAGAGGGCGCAAAAAGGCGAAACCCGCGGGCGCGGCAGCCATCGGCTCAGGGATATACCGCCCGGCAACGGTCTTATAGGCCAATATGCGATAGACTTGCAACGCATAATTGACGGTGTACAGTAGTTATATTATACCAGCGTCTCAAATAAATACAATATCCGTGAAAATATTTTTTATTTTTGTTTGTCAACATATTAATGTTGACAAACGCATTAACACCTGCTATAATAAAGCATCGATAACAGAAAAGCTGGAGGCGGAATTAGTCAATGCCGCGTGATAAGCCGAACGACGAGCTGACAGTTCCGCAAGCATCGGAACTATCGAAACGATCTCAGAACGGGATTAGGAAGTTAATATACGACAAATGTATATTAGCTCGGCGTCCCGGTCGAGAATACTTAGTTGATCGCAATAGCCTGTTACAATACCTTTCGTCGCCCCGTGTTCGTGGCCCACGGAAGAAGTGAAAACTCCACTGCCCATAAATGGGCGAGGCTTCTCACGCTTTGATGGGCGCGAGAAGTCTCTGCGAGTTGGCTGTTAAAAGCCGGTTTGCGCGGCGATGTATTTCGCAATCGTTGCCGCTGAAACGTTGCCCGCTGTGGCCGCAAAATATGAACGAGTCCAAAGGGACGGCAGTTTAAGCAATGTCGCGTACTTGAGTCTGAGTTCGCGGGAGGTTACACCTTTGACCTCTTTGAGTACATCGGTTGCGGGGGTGGTTGGATACACCTGCACAAATAAATGGACATGATCGGGGCGTACGGCAAGTTCGGCAATAATCCAGCCTTTGGCTTCGCACTTGGCGCGAATGAGTTGGTCGCAATCGCGGGCTATGTCCCCGACCAGGACTTTCTTTCGCCTGGCCGGGCAGAACACGAGGTGGTAGCACATGAGGTGGACGCGGTGCTCGTCGCGGATGTAATCCATTAGTTAATAGGCTCCGTAAAACTTGCGGCATAGTCATTGATGTCATAGTGCTCGTAAAACCAGGCCATGCATTCGTCATTACTATCCGCAGTGTGCTGGTCGATGAGTGTTTTAAATATCATGCCCTCGTCTGGCATGTCGTCAGTCATAAGGTCGAGTTGGTGTACGTAGAGAGTCATTGGTTTTGTCCTTTTGGTTATTTTGTGTAGCCGTCTCGCATTGCGATGCCGACTATTGCGCGGGCCGAGTAACTCTTGTTGTCGATCCACCAAGAGGCTTTGTTAATGGCGAGCGTGTCAGATATACGAGACTCAACAAGCGCGATGGCCTTTTGGATGTTTTCCTCCGTTGCACTGCCTGTCTGGCGGGCGGTTTCGGCGGCGTTTTTGGTTACGGCGATCAGGTCCGCAAATCCGGCGAGTAGGTTGGTGCGGATTTCAGTCGCCCATGCTATCTGCTTTTCGGACCCTGTTAGTTGTGTTTCGGTAGTCATTGTTCGCGGCTCCTTGTTGATGTAACTGTAGATAGTATACCATCTACCTACAGTAGTGTCAAGCAGTTTTTACGCTTTATGCAAAATATATTTTTGGGTAGTCAGTCGGCCTACGGCGCAATAAATTGCTCACGGACAAACGCGCCTAACCGCCGGGATAA